CAGAGGCATTGGCAAGTCTGCTCTCGTTGCGTGGCTTATATTATGGTTTTTGTCGACTCGTCTTGGGGGAACCATCATTGTTACCGCCAACACCGAGGCGCAACTGCGCACAAGAACCTGGGCTGAACTAGGCAAATGGCTCACGCTTAGTTTGAATGGGCATTGGTTTCAAAAAACCGCTACCTCATTAAAGCCGCAACAATGGTATGAAGAATTACTGGTCAGAGATTTAAGTATTGACTGCGGCTACTATTACGCACAGCAGCAACTTTGGAGTGCCGACTCGCCTGATAGCTTCGCCGGGTCGCACAGTTTCTTGGGTTGTATGCTTATCATGGATGAGGCATCAGGTATTGATAAAAATATCTTTAGTGTGTCAGAGGGCTTTTTTACTGAGCCTACCAAGAATCGCTTTTGGTTTGCGTTCTCCAATCCACGCCGAAACTCAGGGCCGTTTTACGATGCCTTTCACTCGAATCGTGGTTTTTGGCAGACCGAACAAATAGACTCAAGAGATGTTGAGGAAACCGATAAGCAATTATTTCAAAAAATGTTGGAACAATACGGAGAGGACTCAACAGTTGCCAGGGTTGAGGTGTTGGGTCAATTTCCCAATGTTGATGATGATACGGTTATTCCAATCGAACTAGCCCGTGCAGCGGTAGATCGTGATGTGTCCTTAACCGCCTCCGAGCCTATTGTATGGGGCTTGGACATTGCGAGGTTTGGCCCCGATCAATCTGCGCTTTGTATAAGACAGGGCAATACCGTGTTTGAGATCAAGACATTCAAGTCTATGGATTTGATGCAGCTGTGTGGGGCGATCAAGAACATTTATGACTCGGCCACAGAGATTAATAAACCCTCTGAAATATTGGTTGATGTCATTGGTCTAGGCTCCGGCGTGGTGGATCGACTAGCCGAACAAGGATTGCCGGTGCGTGGTATTAATGTTGCAGAATCACCAGCGAGCAAAAAGAATTATTTAAACCTAAGAGCCGAGTTATGGTTCTCGATTAAGGATTGGTTGACCAGGAGAGATTGTCGATTACCCAATGATGATGAGTTGATTGCAGAGCTGGTCAGTCCGATGTATTCCTACACATCTTCGGGAAAAATCAAGATTGAGGCTAAAGAAGCTATGAAAAAACGTGGTATAAAATCACCCGATAAAGCAGACGCACTAGCACTCACCATGGCCTCCTCTGCCGCATCCTTTGGTGGCAATTTTTCGTCAATGGGTTATACTTTTCGGAAGCCCCTTAAATCTAAAATTATCAGAGTCGGGTAACAATAAATGAAAAATACAAATAGCAAAGGTTTGTCTTACGAGGATGAGGATGAACTTGTAAGCGAGTCTACTACCGATGCAGCTGACAAAGAAAAACTGTCAGGTGTTATCAAAGCACACATGGAGGATGCTGCCGATTTTATACAACAAATCGATGCAGACCGAGCTGAGGCTACCAATTATTATTTAGGTAAAAAACCAGGATCAACATCAAGCCTGCAATCAGAGTTTATTGATACCTCTGTCAGAGACACAGTGCTGTTTATGCTGCCCCAGATCATGCGCGTATTCTTTGGCACTAAAAAAGTGGTTGAATTCGTGCCGCACTCCACAGAGGACATTCCGGTTGCCGAACAACAAACCAACTATATTAATTATCTTTTACTGGAGAAGAATCCAGGCTTTAAGGTTTTATATGATGCCTTTAAAGATGCCTTGGTCAGGAAAACAGGATTTGTCAAAGCCTATTGGGATGACTCCATTACGGCCACCACCCACGAATACAGCGACCTTGCGCCAGAGGCATATATGGCCTTGGTTATGGATGATAATGTCGAGATTGTTTCCGAGGAAGCAACAATGACAAGCACCACTATTCTTGATGAGTTTACCGGCGAGGAGATTACTCAGGAACAGCCTATAAGTTATGATTTGGTGATTCGCAGAATTAAACCAAAAGACCAGGTTGTTATTGAGTCTGTGCCTCCCGAAGAAGTGTTGATTGATAGAAACGCAAGAGACCTAAATACCGCTGCTTATGTGGCCCACAGGATGATTAAAACTGTGAGCGATTTGGTGGCTATGGGCTACGCACAAGATGATGTTGAGGAGTTTGCCGGTTCTGGCAACTCTCTTGACGATGATACTTTTGCCTCAGAGGAGGCAAGAAGCCCGGTTGATACGTTGGGCTATCCTGACACTGATGATAAGAATGTTTTATATGTAGAGCATTATTTGTTCTACGACCTAGATGGCGATGGCATCGCAGAGCGCATCCGTGTCACAACCTGTGGAAATGGGCTTGACATTGTTCATTGCGGGCCATGGGAAGAATTACCCCTCACCTTATTTTCTCCCGACCCCGAACCCCACACCTCCATAGGTTCGTGTCCTGCAGACTATTTGATGCCTATTCAAGCGGCTAAGTCTCAGATCATGCGAGATACCCTTGATTCTCTCGGCCACGCCATCTTCCCTCGTCTTGTAATTCAAGAAGGAAACGTAAATATTGACGATGTATTAAATACTGATATTGGACAACCTATCAGGGTTCGCGCCCCAGGTGCGGTGCAACCACTGACCATACCGTTTGTAGGGCGTGAGGCATTTCCTGTTTTAAATTATTTGGATGAATCAAAAGAAAATCGTAGTGGAGTTTCAAAGGCAGCTGCCGGGCTTAACGCTGACGCACTTCAATCCTCCACCAAAGCCGCGGTAGCTGCTACGATTAGTGGCGCAACAGGCAGAATTGAACTAATTTGCAGACATTTTGCCGAAGGTGGCATGAAATCCCTGTTTAAGTTGGTCAACAACCTGGTTATTAAAAACCAAGATAAAGAGGCTGTTTTTAGGCTAAACAACGAGTTTATTGCTGTTGACCCCAGATATTGGGATGCTGACAAAGACATGGTTGTAAATGTTGCCATATCCAAGTCAAGTGATGAAGAAAAAATGCAAGTCTTGGCTCAAGTGGCAACCAAACAAGAACAAATCTTACAAACACTGGGGCCACAAAACCCGATGGTTTCCTTGGGTCAATATGCTAACACTCTTGGCAAAATTGTAGAGCTTGCCGGATTTAAAGACGTGAGCGCGTTTGTGACTACAGACATTCCACCGATGCCACCACAGCAACAACCTGAGAAACCTGATCCAGCTGAATTGTTGGCAATGGCCGAGATTCAAAAAGCTGAGGCTGAAACACAGCGAGTCTTGGTGCAAGCTGAGAAAGCGGTTATAGATTCTAAAAACGATCAACTTAAAATTATTATGGAAGATGACTTTAAACGCGATGAGGCAGAGGCAGATATTAGGGTTAAAGCTGCCGAACTTTATGCCAAATATGGAACACAGGTTGATATTGCTTCAATTAACGCATTAATGGAACGCGACAGAGAAGTGTTGAGACAGGTCGCCAAAACACAAGCACAAGGATTGTTCACAAATGGAAGCGGAACAGGATAAATATTTTGACCTTGAATTTCTTGAAGGAGATCGTGTTTATACCGCACAAGGAATAAAGGCCAAAGACCTAGAACACGCAAAAGAACTAGTAATGGCTTTTTTGGCTGATGTTTTAACCGAAGATTCAGAGCTGGTTTCCCATGAGGAAACCACTATCCACTAATGCCAATTAAAAAAGTAAAAGGCGGTTGGAAATGGGGAAGTAAAGGCAAAACCCATAAAACCAAAGCGGCAGCAAAACGACAAGCAAAAGCTATTTATACAAGCGGCTATAAAAAGAAAAAATAAATGGGCTTTCCGTTTGAAATTATAACGATGCTTGGATCAACATTGTTGAGTGGTTTATTAACGGTTTGGGCTGAAAGTAGGAGAGCAAAACAAGAGGCTCAAAAACTTTTAATCGCTAGAGGCAAGTTTCAAATGCAAGCGATAGCTCAAGCAAGAAACTATGAAAATGTTGGCTTTCAGTGGACTAGAAGAATTATTGCTCTAATTTCTGTTTTTGCGATTGTGTTGTTGCCAAAGTTGGTTGCTGTTTTTTATCCAGATGTTGACGTTACTGTCGGCTACACAAACTGGCGACCCGGCTTTATGTTTTTTAGAGAAGGCAGAGAGATTTGGCAATGGGTAACTTTTCAAGGGTTGGTAATAACCCAGTTAGATACAAATTTAGTGTCAGCGATTATTGGAATGTATTTCGGTGGCAGTTTGGTTAGAAGATATTGAGAGACTTATTAAAAAGAACAATAAGAAACTTATTTGAAGTGTTATTTGTGCTGATGGTATTAATGATAATAGGTTCAAGTTTGTTTTTATTAATAAATTTTATAGAAATTGTAGTAATAAAATGAGCAACGCTTTAAAAATAGTTGATTTGAATAAGAACTTTGTCTACACGCCAGACAAAGGTGATCGCTGGCGCATAATGAAAAAACCGCCATATAAGGGTGACTGTGAAGATTATGCCCTGACTGTTTTGTATAACATGAAAGGCAGAAGCATTATAAGAATGTTTTTAAGCCTGATTAAAAGACAGTCAAAAATCAGGCATTGTAAAGTCAATGGTAATCGCCATGCGGTGTTGAAATATAAAGGCAAATACATCGACAACGGCACTAAGAAGTGGGTTAAGAAAAAAGAAATGAAAGCCAATGGCTACAAGTTTCATAAGTTTCATTATTTGCCTTATGTTGTAGCTCTAAAACTGATAAAAGGGGCTTTATTTTAAAGATAAAAAAAAGAGGCATTTATGGAACTAAACAGTTTAATTTTTTGGAACGCAATTCTTTCACTTGTTTATGCGCCTCTTGTTTATATGATTAGAACCAACCTCCAGGAAATTAAACGTCTTGATGTTTTGATTAACAAAACCAGAGAAGAAATACCAAGATTTTATGTAACCAAAGCTGATTTGCATACTGATCTCAACAGGCTATTTATTCGCCTGGACAAGATAGAAGATAAAATTGACAAACTAGCAGAGAATTAGTGAAAGCAACAAACAAACACAGCCTTGATCTTTTAATACGAAAGATTGGTGATGATAAAGAACGACTGAAAGACAAAGCACAGTTTATTTGGCTGATTGGCAGCCAAGTCAAAGGCACAGCAACAGCAGATAGTGATACTGATTTGCTGATTGTCCAATATCAAGACAATTTAGAAGATTGGAAACAAGAACTGCGGCACTTCTCTAGTTTTCTTCCTGGCATTAAACTTCAAACCCACCAGTTGTTAAGCAATCAATGGGAAAACATCAAAAACAAAAAATCTGCTTTTTATCGAGGCGTTATAAATGAGAAAGATCATGTTGAGGTCATAGGTAATGCCTAGAGGAGACAAAAACAACCCGATTGTTTCACCTTTTGGTTGGGCAAACACCCCTGTTTCTAATGCGGTTGGGGTAAACCAGCCCCTACCAAACCCTTGGTATGTTCCGGATTTACCAGAAACCATTTCAACAGTTTTCCCTACTCCATATAGTCCTGATGCTCCACAAACAACAGGGCTTCCAAGCGAGGCAGAGCTTCTTGGGATTGTTCCAGGAGATGCTTTAGGTGGTGTGTTTGTAGAGCCTACTTTTTTTGGTGATGAAAACTATGATGAAAACCTTTACATAGATGAGGTTGTGCCACTTTATGCAGAGAATGGGCTTCCTATTTGGGGCAACTGGTCAGAAGAACAATTATTTGAAAAAGCAAACGAACTATTAGCCGAGCAAGAGAGTGGTGTTACTTTAGTTCTTTGGGGAAGCATATATAAAAAAACCGAAGATCAAATTGTAAAAATAGAAGATTCAGATAGTTTTAACGACTACAAGGTAGGAGACAAACAAATATGGCTTGATGATTATGGCAGTCCTCATACTCACATATACGACCCTGACCCAGATGCACCAGAGCTTGATCCCTGGCGACTAGAAGAAACAACGCCCACCACCCCAGATCCAGAGCCTGCTCCAGTTGTAACTCCACCTATAACTCCACCAGTTGTAACTCCACCTATAACTCCACCAGTTGTAACTCCACCTATAACTCCACCTGTAACACCACCAGTTGTAACTCCACCTGTAACACCACCAGTTGTAACTCCACCTGTAATTCCACCAGTGGTAACTCCACCAGTTGTAACACCACCAGTTGTAACTCCACCTATAACTCCACCAGTTGTAACACCACCAGTTGTAACTCCACCTATAACTCCACCAGTTGTTCCACCAGTGGTTCCACCAGTAGTAACTCCACCTGTAGTGCCTCCAGTTGTAACTCCACCTGTAATTCCACCTATAGTGCCACCAGTTGTAACTCCACCTGTAATTCCACCTGTAATTCCACCTGTTGTTCCACCTGTAACTCCACCTGTAACTCCACCTGTAGTGCCTCCAGTTGTAACACCAGTAGTAACACCACCTGTAATTCCACCTATAGTGCCACCAGTTGTAACTCCACCTGTAGTGCCACCAGTAGTAACACCACCTGTAATTCCACCAGTGGTTCCACCTGTTGTTCCACCTGTAATTCCACCAGTGGTTCCACCTGTAATTCCACCAGTGGTTCCACCTGTTGTTCCACCTGTAATTCCACCTGTAGTGCCACCAGTAG